ACGTGGGATCTTATTTCGAAACCAAATGATTCTATTTTTAGCAATGGTGTCAATCTAATTATTTTAGATTTAGTGGATAATGATAATACTAATAAAATAGAATTATTATGTCCAACTAATCACTATTCTACGGAATTTTATGATGTAAACAAAAAATGCGTTATTATCTTGAAATGGAATGAATATTACGAACCATTATACATGTATAAACATATGAGAGAATATAGATCGGAGGCAAAGGCGTACTTTGATACAAAACGAAATAGTACGCTATCTCAAAAATTCAAAGATGTTTTGACAAAAATAGTAAAATATAAATTAAGCACATGTAAACCATTACCTAGTTTATCCAATATATATCCATTTTCATCTCCCATTTTATTAAATGATTTAGTCAGAATTTTACATAAAAAAGCCGAGATATTAACACAAGTTATTAATTTAAGGGGAAAGGTGATAGGACTTTCTGTTCAATATAAAGGTCTCGCAGGGTTTGTTCCGTGCTTTCCAAATTCATTATTGCAAAATCAATATGTTTTTATAGATGAATATAAATGGTCTACTTATACAGAAACAATTGATTTTTTAAAATTGTTACACAGTTCCGAAAAAGAAATACAATGTGAAATTCGTTTCCAAGTTGTGGAGGATGAACACGTAGTTGGATTTTTAACCGAAACAAATCAATTTGTTCAGATAGACCCGCCATTACCTGTAACTAGTATAGATGAAACCATACCTGTGTTGAAATCTCATAATTATAACACAGTTGATGCAGAAATAATGCGAGGTGACGAGGATACAGAACGAACCCTGTATATTCAGAATATTAAGAGAGAGTCTAACCTAGAAAATGCCTTTTTTTCCTTTTTCATTTTTCTTTTAAATGACCCAATAAATGAAGAATACATTGACAAGCTTGTTCAATTAAATACCAACCCTTTTACAATTGAACAATATAAACAAGAAACAGTTGAAGGAATACTTCGGGAACTCGGGGCAAATATCAAGTTTGTGGAAAATATAACGGAAGAACAAATAAAAGAAACAATGAGTTGTTTTTCAATACAATGTGATTTGTTTTTCCCTAAAACAAATTTAGTAACCGGAGAAGACAATGAAATTCGATATTATAAAAAATTAACTTCTTATCTTACACGTTATCAACAAGTTAAGCAAAATATTAGATCTGAAAAATCGTATATGATTTTTAATTTAACAAAATTTGTTATTTATGACAATGAAATTTATATCTTACAATCTCTTATAAAAGATTATTTTGCGGATTTAATTCCATCGACTGCGATTACAACTTATCAAGATTATGATAATGTTCAACCAAAAATAAGAGATACATATGATAACCGTGTCGATATGGAAAAAATGCTAAAACATTTTGGCGAAAAATTGTATCATATAACAATAGAAAGCATTCACAGTACAAAATGGAAAACTTATTTTCCATCTCATTACAAGGAAGTATCTTTTAAACCAAATGCGACAACGGATGAATATGAAAAAAATAAGATTCTTATCTCTTGTACTTATGATTTTGCTCTCTTTATAATAAATTCTTTTATGGTTGGTAGAGGAAAAGTGTACACGGAAGAAGATGTCACAAAAATTTTATATAAAGAGTATATAGAGAATCAACTTTTATTGTATTTAAAACATCATTTTCCAGAAATTAGTAGGATAGAAGATTTTGTAGATAGGTCACAACCGCCCCCATACGTACGTAAAAAATATACACTACAAGCTGATATTTATTTTGACAAAATTATAGATTTAATAAAAAATGATGGAAAAAATGGTCTTGTAAAAGCACAGAGAAAACAACACAATCAATCTATTATTTATAATCTTATTAACAGTAACGAGTATTTTTTATCAAATATTGATCTGTGGGTATTGTTTAAAAAGTTTGATATTCCATTTGTTTTTATTTCTTCCTATATAATCGTAAAAAATATGGCTTTTGAATATGAAAGGTATAAGAATAATTTTGCGGGTATTATTGACGATCGAGCAGTATTTATTATTACCCCTGGTTTAGCAGAAAATAAAATACCTTCTTATAAATTCATCACTAACTCAGATAATCAAGATGCATTAAATGTGTTTATTCCTTTATCATCTTTACCAGAAAAAGCGAGAATCTTCAAAAACTCTGAACTGAACTTTATTGATTTTTTGGATGATTATGAGATATCTAGTAAAAATACATATAAAAAACAAAGGCCACGCAATTTCATCATAGATGAACCAGTCAAAAAACGCCCCTCTAATTTTATTCTTGATTTATAGGTCAAAATAAGGGTTGTCTGAGATAGTCATACCACAATATTGCGCAGGATTTTTCTTATAATCTTTGGGGTTATACAAACCAGCCTCTTTTGCATTTTCTAAAATAAATTTAAAATTACTCCAAAATTCGTGATTATGTCCATATGTTTTACACATTATATGAGTCAGTTCGTGAAAAGCTACAAAAGTAAGAGTATCAATATCTACAAAATCATCCATTTCATTTGGCTTTTTATTTTTATTCAAACAAAAAGCCACTTTTTCTCCTTTATTTTCACTATAAGCCGTTAATCTGCTAGTTGATAGTGTTTCGTTTATATTTTTCGGATTAAATCCATTATGTAATCGTTTAATACGATCATCTTCTGGGTGTGTTTTTTTTAAGTATTCTACTATATTCTGGCATCGAGAATTCACTTTTGCAAGTAAATCGGCGGACCGTTGTTTATTGATTCTATCTCTAACACAATAGCGATTTCCATCTACCTTTGAAATAATGCACTTAAGGTTAAAAATCTCTGACTGAAAATAAACATTTATAATGTAAATTAAAAAAACAAACCCAATACAATAATATAATATTTTGGACATTATATTATACAAATATTATAACATTACACTATAATTTAATCTTACTGGTTGCCTGCCCCAATTTCTAATGGGACACGCATAAAATCGGGTGTGATAGTAGATTGATTCCAAGGACCCGTAGGAGTTTGTGGATTTGGTGGTTCTGATCTTAATTGCAAATTTGCATTTTTCAAGGTTTGTCCTACAGTATTCACACCGAGTTGCCATCCAGATTTTAACAAATTAATATTGGACAATTCCCCTGTACCAGAAGGGTTCAATTGAGCCCAATCACTATTTGTGTCTTTAGGAAGAAGTTCATTATAATTAGATCCAGAAGATGAAGGTCCTACATGCTGAAAACTTTGTATAGGATTATTAGGGTTTACACTATTTGCAGACTGTGGTTGATTTTTATTTTGGGGTTTATTCCCATACCAATTCATATTACTGTACATACTTTCTACACCATAACCACTCTTCGAGAAAAATTTGTTCCATATAATTACAATAATTGCTAAAACAATTACAATAATTACCATTCCTCCGACAAATCCATTATTTTTAAAAAACATATCAACGGATTTCATTTATAATATCTTAATAATAAAATAATTTTATTTAAAATAAATTAATTTTCTTCGTCGCTATCAATATTGTATTTTCTTCTCATTTCATCTAATTTCAAACAAGCCAAAACTGCTTTTTCCTTTGCTTCCTTTGCCTCCTGTTTGGCTATTTTATATTTTTCATAAAAATCTTCGGTAGTAGATAGCTTTAATTCCGTAGTTTCATTCGGAGATACGGTTATTTCCTTTAATGGTTCTTCTAGATCTAAAATATCTAAATCTATTTCCTTTAATTGTGGTTCTTCGACTATATTTTCATTCAAATCATTTAAATCATTCAAATCCATATTTATTTTTATTGTATTTATCGAATTTTTAGAATCCAATAAATTATTTACCATATCATCTACATTCAACCCAACCTCCTTTTGTCCTAATTTAGCTTTATTTGAAATTTCAGTCTGTTCGGAGTGAATGGGCTTAATTGATTTTGGGGTTGTTTTTATGAAACAATTAGTTAAAAATGGGTCAGGTTGTACAATCATTATTTGTTTTATTTCTATATATAGATGAAAATCCTTGTTTGTATACTTAACACCCTTTATCTCTATAATGGATATAATATTACTCTCTTGTGTAATGTCTGAATAAGTTAAATCGATAATATTGTCGTTTTCTTTAAAAATTTTTATTGGTTCCTTTAGGAGAACTCTTAGTAAATAATATTTACCCGACTTGTAAAGTTTGGTAGGAGTAGTAAATAAACTTTCAATATCACTCATTTCAAGTTTTTGTTCAAACCAATCTTCCCCTTTAGTAAATAATAATTTTTGAATTGTTGTTTCCAATTGTTCCAACCAATGTAAAAATTCAGTTTCCATAGATTTGAACATCAAATCACACGTTATTTTTTTACCATTTTTTATAAACCCTTGTTTGGTTGAAGATATTGGAGTTTGTATAAATATAGGGCAGTTATTATATGTTATTTTACTAAACTGGCCATCCTCGTTTTGTGATGGAATATTTATTTTTAATTTATCTGAATCGAATGATGATAAGTCTATTAATTCTTGCATATTAATAATTTAAGATAAACTTTAAATATTATTAGCACATTATTTTTTATGCAGAAAAAATTCATAAACAATTGTTTGGAAATACTAAAAAGTAAAGATGTTAAAAACGAGATTAAAATAATATTATCCCCTTTAACCGATTTGATAGTATATGAAATATACCCCTACATATACACGATCATTCTTCTTGTTTTTTTAATATTCATATTTATTTTTATAATACTTATCTTATTATTAAGAAATTCTAAAAAATAATGTTCGTTCAATATATGAGCATTGCGTCGGTACCTAACTATGGAAGTGCTGCCAACTGGATGAAAAGTGTAGTCGGTCTACCTTCACAGCAATATGGAGATAGTTTAGTTATAGGGCAAGATAACAATCGTTACTGGGGAAATAATATTTTACCAGTAAATTTTAATGGACATACATTTGGAGGTTCTAGACGGACAGGTGGAAGAAGGGGTCGAAGAGGAGGGAGTTTGTCTGGGGCTTTAACTGCGGCAGTACCAGCAGTCGCTATGCTATATGCACAACAAAACTATGGAAAAGGCAGAAATATATATTCACAAAAAAGAATGCGCAAATACAGAAAACGCGGTACTCGAAGATATCGTTAATCGCGTTATAGAATAAAAGAATAAAAACATGTAATAATATATGTTTGAAGAAAATGATATGGTTTTTGTAAAAGATGGAGACAAGATTACTACGGGGGGATTTGAAGTCGATTCTTTTTTTTTGAAAAATGATGTCCCAGTGTCTTATAATTTAAATGAAAATAATATGTTTGGTGGTCTTGCTGTACCAAGCGGGTTGTTATATTTATCGGGGGCAAAGCCGAATTTGGAAGGAATAAAAGAACAAAAAGGGGGTGTTGTTGGCAATGAATTATATGACAAGTTGTTTAATTTAGCAGGTGTAAATTCAAAAAATAAACTAAATATTAAAAGGGGGAACCCTAGTGTTTCGAGTGCTAATTCCGAAATTGATTCTGAGATTGATTCTGAATCTGATGTTGAGGAGGATCGCGAAAAAACTTCTGCGGAAACTCCAGACAATGCTCCTGTGGAAACTCCAGACGATACCCAAATGGAAGACCATACAGACAATTTAGATTTAGGTGATTCACAAGAATCAAATTTAATTGAAACAAAGAATTCTGTAACCGAACAAAAGGCTGGAAGGGCAACAAGGAAAACTCGCAACCGTAAAAGAACTCCTAAAAGAAAAAATGCAAAAGGATCTCTCCGAAAACAAAAACAAACAAGAAAGTTATAATTTAGACCAAGTATTTGAATTAAATGGAGATATCAAAATATCTGGTATTTTATCCTTCCAAAAATTTACATCAGCTTCTATCTTTATATTATCGGGGGTGTTATGTAGTTTCATTAATGATTTTTCTTGTTCTGTCATTTTAGGTTTTACGCCATAACAATTTACTCCATATCTATTGTAAGGGTTTGCCATATACCCACCATTGATACCTGGTCTTCCACAATCATTTTCGTGACCCTTTATTTTCTGTAATTCATCAAATGTTTTTTGCTGTGTCGGAAAAAATGCCATTTGTCCTTGTGACCACCCATAATTACACCAATCTGCTCCATTATTATATGCTTTCTCGAGTTGCGAGTAGCTTGCTAGATCAGCGCCATATGCTTTACACAATGATTCTGCTTCCTTGTATGTATAATTATTACCGGGTATATTAAATACTTGTGATATTATTTTAGATATAACTGGAAATTTCTCTCCTTTAGTTGGTTCTACGGCAGTTAATTTTATTTCTTTTTTGAAAATATTTTTATAATCTAAAAAAACATCTATTCCAAAAAAGAATCTCAGCAATCCAAATAGGATCAAAACAATAATAAATATAATAAGTAAAGCTTGTACTATACCTGATCCGTTACTCGCACTAACTGTATTTCCCAAATACTTATCTGAGTAAGAAGTTGTTTTTGTTTTTGAAAATAACCAATAAAGAATTATTATTATTACTATTATTATCATAACATTTCTGGCTTCTACAATATTATCTATGAATTTATATATATCTTCCGTATTCACAGTCGATGATGAATTCATTTATATATATAAATTATATTTTTCTATAAAACAGACAGTATGCTTTTGGTGAAAAAATTTCATTTGTGTGAACTTCTTTCACGATTGTGTCATTGTAATGATACCATTTACCGTTTTTATTTTTTATATGACTTGTGTAATGCCCACCATTTACACTCCCAGAATGATTGCTGATTCCATACAACTCATATCTAGAATTATTGTATTTTGATAAATCTAAATATTCTGTAAAACGAATAAAATCTTGCTTTTTTTTAGCAACATTTGTGAACTTGAAACGTTGTAAATCGATGATTAATATTTTAGGGAGATTCCAAATAATGGTTCGCTTTATCATATTTTCTTTTTCATTTGTTTCGGGATTTAAAATACCATTGTCATCTTCCAATAATTCATCCTCCATAAATAGATCAAAACATTGTTCAATAGTTGGTTCTCTTATTTCTGGGATGGGTAAATGAACCACAAAAAATGGTTCGGGTATTGTAGACACTATTTCTTCCTTTGAATTGATAAGGAGAGTTACTTTAATTCCATAGAATAATTCTACTATTTTTGAATAGTCGTTTTTATCTATCATCGAATTAATGTATTTTCTACAAACTGTATCTAGTACACTTTTTGTTCCTTCGTTTATTTTTTCTTTTAATTTTGGCATACCCGAATGGAAGGTGTTTAACAAAAAAATTAAAAATTCAGATGAATCATTTTGAGAAAAATCAGAAAAGATTGCATTTTTGCTTGCTGATATTTTATGCAAAATATGAATAAATCTATTTGGAGCAACTGTGCATTTTTTACTCCAAAGAATCTTTTTGAGAGAAATCCATTCGTGTAACAATAAAAAGTCGGTTGTATCTGATATATATTCTCTGTCCAATGTTTCACAATATTCGACCAATTCGTATGTATGGTATAAAATTTGTATACACGAATTTACGAAACACGTATTTCCTAAATTTGCCAAACCAGACAATCCTTTATTTTCATAATCCACAAAATTCATATTATTTACATTTAAATATTTATATTTAAATAATTATATCATTCAAATGCATATGTATAGTGAAATAAATACATTACAGAGACAATTAAATGCGAATAATAGTCAAATGCAAAGATTAATTAATATGATTGAAAGGTTACGTACCGACAACTCAATTATTATGGGTCGATTAAATACGGCCTATCGAGAATTATCTCCAAGAAATGTGATCCAAGGTGGTGCAGAAAGATTGCAGGCTAGAACCAGAGAAGTAAATACACAACCGGAAGACACTCAATCTGAATCAGATATAGTTTTTTATTTTTATTTACCTAGAAATTTGACACCCGAAATAATATCGAGGGAGACAACTGTAATTAATTTTAGTGATATTGAATGCCCCGGAAATCTTTCTTGCCCCATTTGTTTGGAATCATTTCAACCACAACAATCTGTAACAATGATTAACCATTGCAAACACATTTTTAATACATCTCAATTGACAACTTGGTTCGAAGACAAAACTACTTGTCCAGTTTGTCGTTATGATTTGCAAAGACAGCGCATCGAAGAAAGAAATATTACTTCAAATATTACTTCATCAACTATGAATTTATTTGATACGATGAATCATTATTTAAATAGAAATATTTGAAAGCTATTGATTAGATATAAAAACAAAATACTATTTATCAGTAAAGATGGCAATGATTTCAACCGGAAAAAATGATTTCAAGTCTTGGTCGCGCACTGAAATAACTGATATTGTATCACAATATCAGTCTGGAGGAAATTTGGATGAGATTGGTAGGAATTGTCATAGAAACGCGAAGCGAGTATGCGAAGAGCTAATTCGTCAAGGCGCCTTAAACAAGGGCGATGATATTTCAGTTCGACATATACGTTTTGAAAATGAAACTCCTTCATATTCAAAAAATATTTCCAAAAAGGTCTATGTGGATGCTTCGGACTCAGATTCGGATTCGGATTATGTTCCAAGTGAAACAGACGAGAGCGAGAGTGACAGCGAAGACGAATATGTGGATTCAGATGAATATACCGAAGGTTATACAGACAATGAAGATAGCGAAAGTGACCAAAGCGAAAGCGACCAAAGCGAAAGCGACCAAAGCGAGAGTTATCAAGTCGAAAGCGATCAAGGCGAAAGCGATCAGAGCGAG